ATTGAAGTTAATTCTGCCTCAGCATCGATTGAGTGATAAGCGTTAAGGTCTTGAGCGAACTCAGGAGTCCATACAGCCTTTAACTTACGAGTCTTAGCAACGATTGGCTCAGACTGAAGTTCCAAGTTAACTTCTGGAATATCAATATCTGTACCGTCATTGATACCTTGACCAGGTGAAGCTGTGCTACCCTTAAATGGATCAGCATCTTCAAAGTCACCTCTAGTTGTATCCGTTGGCTGTTTGCTATAGTTAAGTTTTAACCCACCTACAACACCTTTTGCATGTTGAATAAACGTTGCTTGTGTAGCTGCAACTACAAATGATGCAGTGTAATTAGCATCAACGGTTGTAAATGCTTGCACAGGAATAATCTCTGTAGAACCAGATAACAATGTAAATGCTCTAACTGCTAATTTATCTGCGTTTGTTGGAAGATTAACAGTTAAATTAAAATATGTAGCTGAATCTTTAGTAAATTCAGAATCAAAATTCAATGATGCACTAGATGCTGCTGCGTGTGCTGCACCAGATCCTGTCGATACTGAAGTTGATGCTAACGTTCCTTCTACACTTGGAATAGAATATCCAAATCTACCAGCACCATAAAGACCACCCGTTGGATCGCCGCTTAGGTTAGTAACACCAAACATTGAATCGTCAGCTTCTGGAGATCCGAATGGATGACCATTGTCGCCTGGGACATCTGTGTTGTCATCGTCAAACCCAGGAACTGCTGTACCATATTTAAAGTCTAAGTAAAATACTAGACCGGATGGCAAGTTCATTGGTTGTACTGATACAAATTCTTTAGCTGCAAATTCAGCAAAGATTCTTCGTACCAATGGAAGAGCAACTCCTGCCCATTCCTCAGAACCTGCTGCTGTACCTGTAGCAGATGATTCTTTTACTAGTTGTCTTGCTTGATTTTCAAGCAATTGTGCCATTCCGGCTTTTTCAGTCTCACTAGAAAGACCTTCTAATAGACCCGTTCGTTCCCATTTGTTAACGTGAGCTTTCGCTGCACTTCTTTGAGAATCGTTAGGATCTTGTAATAATGAATTAAGGCTCATTTTCTTTTTTCCCTTATTTAATTAAACCCGCTAGTTTCTTCCAACGGTTGGCTTGTTCAAAGCCTTCAGTTAATACTTGTGTTGTTTCTTTGCTTGGAGCAGTTGATGCAACAGGTTTGGATGCCATTGATTTTGACTCTTTAACAATTTTCTTTCCTGCCGTAGGCTTATGGAATGATTCTGCTAAAGTTGCAAATACCAATTTTGCTTCTCTTGTGTTACCCGCTCTGTCAAAGTTTTCAATTACTTTCATTTTCTGACCTTCGTTAAGATCAAAATTTCGGAACAATTTGTTTGTGTAAAGAAGTTTTGCGTTTAAAAGATTAACTTCGTTGATTACTGATTTAAGATGAGACACAGTGTCATAAGCTTCACCAAGAGTTGATTTTAACTCTTTGTTTTCAGCAACACAATGTTTTTCATTTTTAGCTGCTTTTTCGTCTTTGTCTTCTTCTGCAGCATTCATCTTTTTGTCATCTTCTTCTTCTGCTAAGATTGCTTCAATTAGATCGTCAATAGATGAATCTTCATTAACTCGGAAGTTGTCTGCACGTTCATTATACTCTTGTCCGCGTTTGTCAGCTGAATACATTTCGTATTTCATTCCTGCATTTAAATCTTCTTCGTCTGCGACTACATCTTCTTCTCCAGCCATGTACATTCCTTCGTGTGTACCTTCTGTTTCGAGATCTTCTTCTAACTCTCTGATGATTTCTTCGATGCCTAATTCGTCACCTGCGTCATCACCCATAGCTGCGTCACCTTCTAGATCACCCATTGGTTCGTCGATTGGTTCGTCACCCATATCATCCATTTCTGGTTCTGCATCCATTCCTGGTTTTGACATAATGTCACCAGTAAAGTCAATTTCGCCGTCCATGTCAGTATCGATTTCGATATCACCAACATCCATTGGTTCACCTTCTGCGCCCATTTCGTCACCCATGTCATCCATGCCCATTTCGTCACCCATGTCATCCATTGGTTCATCCATAGCCATTTCATCATCTTCAAGCTCACCGATTAACTCAGTTTCGAGCATGCTTTTGATTCTTGGTTGAAACGCTTCTTGAAGAGCAATCTTTGCATTAGCCAACGCAGTTTCTTTAACAGCTTTAGCATCCGCAATTGCTTCTTTTAGCAAATCTGATTTTGCCATTTGTTTTCTCCTTAAATTTGTTTTTGGAAATAAGATTATTTGAAATCTTAATAGAATATTATTTTTTATAGACACTATATAGAGATAGCGTATTTCCTTAATAAATATACCGCTACTTAAAAAACAGTAAAAAAGCCCTAACATTTCTGCTAGGACTTAAAAAAATATATTANTTNTTAATCGTATTGATGCATATCTCTTATTTTTTGCATNTATTTTGCTTTNATAAGTTGTGCTCTACGCTTTACNCTAGGTTTTGTAAACGTNCGGTTTTCTTTTAAAGCGTCTAATACGCCTAGTTGTTTCATTTTTCTTTTAAATGCTCTTAATGCAAATGAAATGTCTCCGTCGACTACTGCTACTGCAGATGGTGTACCTGATACGATACTTTTGTGATGTTTGTGTTTTTTACTCATATAACTTGTTTTAAAATTTTCTGCTTGGTCGTCTTTTAGGATTATTGCTTCTTGGAGCTTTAAATGCAAATTTGTTAAGCTCTGGTAGTTGTGCAAAATATCCTTGAATCTTTTGTGATTCACTTCCCGGATCTTCTCCTACTCGAAAGTAAAAATATCCTGTGCGACCTGATTTGGATTTTTCATGCTTGATAATAGTAAATCCCTTTTTAGTAGTCCAACGTTGTATTTCTTTGGCTACTGCCATGGCTTCTTGTGGGTCACGTAATTGATATATAACATGTCCTGCATAGTCTGTTAAGTTGTTTACTAGTTGAGCTTCGTCTATAAGTTCTTCCGATGTAATAGCTTTTAAACGTTCCATTTCGTCCGCAGCTTGTTTTAAATTGTCAACTTCGTCGTCAGAATATGTTACTTTTTGTTCTTTTAAACTAAAAAAGTCTCGATACATTTTTTTAAACTTACTCATTATCATGCTCTTATATTATATAAATATATATTTTAAATTCCAAATTATCCTACTTCAAAATATTTGCCAACTCCGTGTGCTACATCTTCAAATGCAGATTCAGCTCTACGTTGATGAATTATTACTTCATTGCATGATTTTTGAAATTCTTTTAAAGCTCCAGATATTTCTTTCATGTGTCGTCCAGCATTAACAGCGTCGACCATATCTTCTTTTTCGGTAACAAGTTGTGAAGCCGTTTCTACAATACTAGTAATACGATCAACCACTTCTTTTAAATCTCCTTTACCATATACAGATTCACCCATATGAGAAAATGTTTTTACTGCTTCATGAAATTCACGTTTTTGTTCAGCGGTTAATGGAGCAGGTCCTTCTGAAAATACTGTTTGCTTTTCATTGACATTTTCATTTAATATGTCGTGTATTGCGTTTAAATTTTTGCTTTCAAATTTCATGTTATATCCTACATTTACCATCTTCACATAGTATTGATGTGATTAGGTTGTTAACTTTATCGTATTTATTTTTTGTTTGTCGTTGCGTTGATTCATTTATTGGTCTTACATATGCTCCATGTGTTGATGGATTGCTAACAAAGTCCCAACAAATCAATTCAAAATCTTCTTGGACTTCAACTGTGCCTTCGTTGCGAAGTTCTTTTACACTGCCTAGGCCTCTACTAGATATTCCCAATGTAATACCAGCTTCAAACAAAGACTTTAATATTTTACCAGACGGAGTATCTAAAATTTGTATAGTTCCTTTAAGATCATCACCTTCCCAAAATATTTTTAAAACGTTGTGAGACACATTGTTTAAATTAACTACACTTGACTCTGGATGATCTAATTCACCAAGAGCTCTGTTTTGATCTATGTATTCTCGTTGATACTTTTGACATTCTCGCGCCAATATATTTTTAGGATATACTCTTCCGTTTTGATTTTTAGAACCTGCTCTTTGCAAAACTCCTTGAACGATCAATGCACCTGGAACACCGTATCTAGCTCCATTTGATTCGTTTATAGAACCAATTGGCTTAAACGGCATATATTCTACTAATAATTTTGACATCTTACTCTCCTAATGATCTAACTCGCTCTGATATTTTAACTAATCGTTCTGATATTTTTCTTAATGCATTATGCGTTCCACTACTAAAACCAGAATGTGCTATTCCAGATTCAGTTTTTAATCTGCCAGTATATTTAATAGTCTCTTCAATTTCTTTTAGTTTTTTAGCTACTTCTCTAATAGATGCATTTACTTTTTTAGCTGGACTCATTTTTGAATCACTCAAAGCAAAATCACGATATCCTTCTATAAGTTGTTCATACTTGCGATCCATTGCTTCTTGTACATAATCATATTCCGTATGAAGTTTTGTTTTAGGGACGTCAGTATATCCTGTGCTTTGTTTAAGATTAGGATTTGTTCGTTTACCAAATGCTTTGGGCGTCATATATGACCCAGCTCCAGCTGATGTAGATGCTTCTTCTATTTCATCTTCATTAACTGCTTTATCGATTGCATCTTTTCTAGACGCTTCCCAACTTGATAATTCTCCATCGTTGTCTAAATCAGCTTTTGAATCCACGTCTTCGTTTTGTTCTTTATCCTTTAAGGCTTTTGTCATTGCCTCTTCTTTATCACCATCATCATCAAAATCTAAGTAATCAGGTTTTGTGTCTTTTTCGTCAAGCGCTTGAAAACTTTCGTTTATTTGTTTTAAGAATGATTTCATTTGTGTACCCTATTTAATTCGTCAATCAAATCCATATAACGCAT